ATCATATCAGACGGGTCCTTTAGTGGTAGCTCTGCGATGTGTGCTTTACCCGGTGTTAACAATGCTGCACACTCACTCGCTCCCTTACGACCCACGTCGTCCATGTCGAAACAGAAGATCACCTTGTCGAAAGACTCTAACCAATCGATAGCTTGTGCCACGTGTTTCTTTGCAGCACTTGCTCCGTTCGGTACACTCACGACTGGGTATCTGTTGTCCATTGCCTGACTGACTGACATTGCATCTATCTCTCCTTCAGTCACAACAACACGACGTCCCTTCTCTTTCCATAGGTGCTGACCGTACAGTCCAACTAACTCACCACGAACACTAAACGATTTGTTAGCGTACCTGACCTTCTGTGCCACAGGCTTACCGTCTCGTGTCTTATAGTTAGCTATCTGTACAGCCTCTCCTCCTATCTGTCCGACCCAGTATCCCCACTTACGACACGTGTCTTCTGTCAGGTTGCGTCTTGGTATAGCTTTAGGTTCGCCAGTAAGAAACTCTCTCGGTGTTGGTTTACTCACTCCTCCTCCTTGTCCACTATAATTTTGACACACGAAACAATAGGTGCTTCCGTCATCGTTGACTGCTGCTCCGTCACTTGACCCACACTTGTCACAGGGTTGATGTGTTTGCGTGAAAGCCATGACTTTGGTATGATTTTATCTGCATATGTTATTCCTTTCTTTTCGCACCAACGAGCGTAAGTGGTGTCGCTTCCCTTTCGTATCTTGTTCGCAGCATTCATAAACACCATTCGTATATCTAGGTGTGGATGTTGCTCACGTACTAACAGATGTTTAGTCCTGTCCTCGACCGTCCAAACTCCCTTTGCCTCGATGATAATACCATTAGGCAAGATGAAGTCTGGTGTGTAGGTTGATACTTTACGGTACTCTATCTTGAGTGTCTCGTATTCAAAATCGACACCACTACGCTGTAATTGGTTAGCTAATTTAGATTCGAAACCTGAACGATAACGGTTATTAGAAGTTCGCTGTGACTTCTGTCTCGCTCGTTTCTTCCGCATCGAATACTTGGTCTAGGGTTTCTCCTCCATTAGCTACGAATCCTTCTTCACTTGTGAATCCGAATGCATCAGCTGCGGCGCCACTTACTCCACCGTTCTGTAGTTCTATTACTTGAACAGCTTGCAGTTCAAAAGTCACACCAAATCCTTGACTTGGTACATACCAAAACCTCGGACGAAATGCCATGTTTACTTTACTACCACCCCATACTTTAACATCTTCTGGTAACGGTTTGCCTTGGCTATCGAACAACGCAATAGACAGGCTGTAAGTTGTTCCGTCTTTGCGTCTGCCTCCGGCTTTTAACTTAGACTTAACAAGCGTACCCTCATCTGTCTCAGTCACAGGTAATCCTTTCTGCTCGATCTGCTTACCAGCGTGTTGTTCTTGTACTTGCTTCAACTCCTCTTCGTACAACGGACGTATCGTGTTTTGTAACATCTCAGCTTCCTCCTTACTAACAATCAAATCACAGCTGTACAATCCAAACTCAGGATCAAACCGTTTGTTCGGCTCATTCAGGTGACAGTATTTAGCTGTGCCTTTTACTTTGATAACTGCGTGTTTTTTTCTACTTTGTATACTCATATTTCTCTTAGTGTTTTATTATGTATTATTAAGACAGCAGGTACATTGCTCGATCTATTTGCGAAACGTCAAGCGTTCCAAGTTCAGGCAGGTCAGGCAACTTTGCTGTCGGGTATTGATTCAATAACTCACATCTGAACTCGGCTAGTAAGTCAATTGAAAAGAAATTCTTGTAGGTTTTTCGTACGTCTTGGTGTACTTTTCTTGCGTTGGATGCGTGGCTTATGAAACAGTCGTGAACAAACCCCATGTCGTACTCCATTGCGTACGCTAATCGGTGAACAACAGCTGCATCTATGCCGTGTATAAAGTTAGCAGTGATAGATGTCCGTTGTTGTCTCGGATCAATATCATCTGTTTCTAAATTAAAGTCTATCCATGTGATAATGTTACCAATGATCGTGCGTACCTTTGACTTCTTTCGTTTCGTCAGTCCTTGTACAATTTTGAATCCACTCGGTGTAGACCATCTGATTATCTCATTTCCTATTGCATTGGCACAACCACGTAAGAACTTCTGTATACGGACAACACTCTCCAACTGCTCACGAGCTACCGTGTTAAACTGTTCGGCTAGGTAATTAATAGCGTCGATGTTCTCACCCTCTTGAAACGGATGGTTGTCTCCTATGATACTTAAGAAATTACTAAGCACGTGATAGTACGACTGACCGTATGGTTTATTCATCACCGCAGCCTTTGACATAGCTCTTGTTACTCCGTGCTGGAACCATTGACTCGCTATATAACTGTCACTCGACTGATCCTTCAAACGTTCGTACACAAGGTCAGCTATGTGCTGATACATATCTCCTACTGGTTGGTCAGGTATCAAGTTGCAGTGCTTGGCATGGGTCTCGTCCCGTAATAACAGATGTAATATCTGCATACCGTTGTTACTACAGTCCATACGTACAGGAAAGTGAGAAACGTAACCATATCCTTCTTTTGTGTACGTCTCATACTCATAACAAAATGCTAGGAATCCGAACGGTTCACTCGCTTCCATCCACCAGTCGTTAGTCATCGGGTCTTCAGCTGTTTCAAGGAACCACTTCTGATGTTTACCTACCCAGTGCAACCGTTCTTCAATGCTACCCTTTACACCCCATGCATTAGCTCCGTGGATCAACAGTCGTTCAAGGTCGTCTTCATCCATAACCTGTTGACCATCACCGAATAACAACAAACCACGTGCTAAGTCGTTACCTTGTGGGTGCAGATAAGCTGGCATATAGTATACCCTGCCTCTGTAATCAACACGTGCCGGAAAGTAAACTTCATCCCACTCCTCATACTTCTTAGCTAGATGTAATATCTTAGCGTGTTGTAAACGACGACCACGATTACTCTCATTCATCCGTCGTATCTTGTCCTGTTTAAACTTCCATTGTCTTAGTTCTTCAGGTCGTTCGTTACCGTTCTCAAGGTACGGTTGAAGTGGTACTTCATGGAAGTCAAAGACCCTTTCTAATTCCCAACACTTTCTAGCAACATCTAAAATCTTCGTGTTAATTTTCCACTTTACCTGCTGAATGTTATTCACGGACACGTAAAGATTCTTCATACTTGCAAAGTCGTAGTTGCTACCGTTCGGTCGGTTCATAACAAACGGATCGTCAAAGCTCTCGTATCCACCGTTGTAAAAGTCTACCCAATCTCTCGGTTTTGTCGGCAATGCCATACGCATCGGATCAAGCATCTCTTTCCACGTGTCAAACCGTCGTACCCAGTCAGTAAATTCATCAGTCAGGAACACAAGCTTGCGTTGTTTCTTTCCCATCCGTTCGACTCGTGTGTCAATCAATCCAGTGTGAGCCTTTATCTCACCCAATAACCACGCACCCAACGCTATCTTGTGTCGTCTCTCCCAACAGCTAAACCGTCGGTTATTCTTTTCAACATTATAAAAGCGTTGCATCTTTGACCGTTTACTTTTCGGCACACGTACACCAAACATTCTATTCTTAGGTACGGTCTGTTCAGCTACTCGTTGTCTTGCGATCTCTTCAAATGCTTTGCCTACTTCCCCTGCCAGTGTTGTAAAGTGACGGACATCTGCATACATCTTATCAAGCACCGTCTTCAACGCTATCTGTGCGACCATTTGTGGGTGAAAGTCTGCTATGTAGCACAACCACAACGGCATCGACGGACTATCATCACTGGCAAATCGGTTAAAGAAGTCTTCAACAGGTACTGCTAACTGTGGTGCAAGCTTACTTAACACACGCTTACTGCTGTCCATCTCACTACCACGCTCACTTTCCTTGTAGATTTGTTGGAACTGGCGATAGGTAGCTCGTCCCCATCGTTTCATCTCGGCTTCGATTGCGTTCACTTCTCGTTTATATGATTGAACCACACTTTCGGACGAACACGAGGAGTCTCGGATCGCACAATATTTAAGTGCTTGTCGTAGGTCAGTTCGTTCTGTCCCCAAAACCAGTCCCAACCCTGATTTACTAACTCAACAATCGTCAGACTTTCGTCGTAGTCAATCATTGTTTGCTCCTCGTGTTCGTCGTCGTCCATTTCTCTCAGTCTATTGTTTGTTTGTTTATCCGTTGTATCTGTAACGAGAATCTTCTTTGAAAGCTGATGCATACGGATCAATAACCACATCTTCAACTTCAACAATCTCGGTTTCTAAATGTGGGTAAAGCTTTTCTTTCCGTCGTTGCATAGCCGTGGTAAATTCTTCAACGCTCGTGTAGTAAGTAGTAGTCTCAGTCGTTGACTCGTTCGGGTTAGTGTTGTGTATGTATGTTATTTTCTTTCGGTTTGTCATATTAGTTTAGTCCTATGGTTTTGTAGTTGTTCATCATCAAAGTCAACACAATTGACCAGTGAATTTTATCTTGCTTGGAACAGTTTTCGGATTCCCACATCGGTTGTAAGTTTTGATAGTTAAAACACACCTTTTGATGACTCGGTTTAGTTAGATCAAAGAACGCACACGGAATCATGTGATCGATATGCCAACCACCTCTACCCATGTTATCCCATGTCATACCTTCGGTGAATTGAGACTGAAGATGATTTTTCAACTTTTGAAAAGTACAACCAAGAAAATCTTTTGTCGTGTTGCGTGGTTTCTTAACTTTAATGTATCTGAA